AACATAGTTTATAATTGTCATAAAGGTGCAACTACTTCAGGATTTGATCTTGCACCTGGATATTCACCAAGAAGAGCATTTGTTGGACCTGATACAATACCACCATTTGCAAATTCAATTCCTGAAAAAGAAGAAAATAATCCATTAATGCCACCTAATGTAGTAAGAATTGTCGATCCACCACTAGCACCTCCTAAAAACACACCAAGCAACATTGCTGCTGCTGCTGCTGCCATTAATCTTACAACTAAACCTTTTAATATTGTTCCCAATCTTTTTAATGGATTTTCACCCTCTGCAATTGCAGCAAAGCCCTCTTGTAGTGCAAGTCCAATTTGTGGAATTATTTGTTCTCCAAAAGTTTTAAAATTTTCAATTACTGGTTCAATTCCATTTACTTTAAAATCTTGGAATTTCTTTGACATATTTTCCATTGATAATGTAAAACCATTTGTAACATTAGTCATTTTTGGAAGTTCTGAATTTACAATTCCTGCAAGAGATTGAAAACCTGTTCCTAATTTAAATGGATTTATACCTAATAATCCACCTCCCATTGCTTCATCTCCTGGTGCAGTTAAAGTTGTTGTTGGTGTATCAAAAGTTCCTTTTGGTTGTACTAAAGAAAAAGGTTGCCTACTTTGATTTTTACCTAATGCACCAATAAAATCATTTTTTGCAATTGCATTTATATTATTTTGTAATAATTGTAACTCTGTATTAACTTTTTTAAGTGATAAAGGTTTACCTATTATTCCCTCAATTAGATTTTTTGCATTACTTACTCTTAATGCTATTAAACCAACTAAAGCTGAACTTAAAGCAATAATTGTTACAGTTGTAGCTGATACTGCAGTTGCTATTGCAGTAAATGATGCAGCCATAGCACCTAAAAGAATTAAAAGTGGTGGTATAATAACTGCTAAACCACTAATTAACAATGTTATTCTTTGTGTGCTTGGTGATAGTTGTTCAAATGATTTAACTAATTCTCCAATTTTTTTAGATAAAGCAGGAATACCCTCTTTTAAATTTAATGCTTCTGCTATTTCTTTACCAAGTGTTGCAAGTGCTATATTTACATTATCTTTTAATGTACTAAACAACCCTTCTAAAGTTTGCGAAAGAACTTTTAAACCATCATTAAAACGACCTTGTGAACCTGTTGCAAACTCAAAACCATCTTGTAAAACTTTAAAAGATATTTTACCCTCTGATGCCATATCCATTATCTCACTCCTTGCAACTCCCATTGACTTTGAAAGTATGTCTAATATAGGTACACCATTGTTTATAAACTGCCTTAAATCCCTTGTCATTACTCTACCCTCTGCAGCAGCCTGTCCAAATGCTACGGCTATACCTGTAAGATTCCCACCTGAAACTGCTGCAACATCACCCAACATTTTAAGCGATTTAAAAGCATCATCTGATGTTTGCCCAAATCCCATTAACATATTGTTAACTCTTGTTAATTCCTCTAATTGTAGGGGTGTTTCAGCACTAAATTGAACTAATCTTTCAAATGCTTTTGCACCTTCCTCTGCTGATCCATTTAGTGTGTTAAGTGTAACTTGTAATCTTTCAAACTTGGCAGCCTGTCTAACTGCTAAAGTACCAACTGCAAGTAAAGGAAGTGATAACCTTGTGGACAACATTTTTCCTGTCCTTGTAGCTTGTTGGCTAAATTTATCAATCTTTGCCTTTGATCTGTCAATGTTAAGGTTAAACTGTGCAGTTTTAGCAATAAACTCGAATAATAACCTAAAATCTGTATTTGCCATAGTACAAAAATAACTATTTTTTATTCAACTTACTATTAATGAGTTCTACATACTTGTCAAAATCTTCTCTTGATGTTTTAGCCGTATTTTTCTTTATGTTGTCTTGTGGTAATTCAAAGAGTTGGTGGGGTTTTATCATATCAGATTTCTTACCAACATTCACATTATGAATCATTGTCGCTACAAAACGATGTTGTTCCCAAAGTGCATTTATTTGGATTACATAGGATTCTGACATAAGTTTGTTTTCCTTAAATGTATTAGTCCAAAAGTCATTCGGATTAATACCACAATAACCAATGTAAAAATCGGTTATATCCTCCCAAGAAGTTTTATCGGTTATTTTTTTTTTGAATCAGTTTGTGGATTTCTACTTAAACCTGCATTTAAATCATTACCCAAGATTCGAGATTCTGTCATTGCCTTGATAATCTTCTCAATATCTTCTGAAGTAATATCTTCAAGCCAATTACCAACATCGAAATTATCATAGTCAATTTCTTTTTTGTTTTCTTGATCGTAAGTTAAAATTCCTGCATATACTATCGTAATGATAGCTTTAAGTGAAACACCTTTTTCAAAAATACCTCCAATTTCATCAAGAGAAACATTGAGCATATCTGTAAAGGTTGCCCAAAAGTTCATACTAAAGTGTAGTGTACGATTCTTTCCTCCGATTTTAAGAGTGTAATATCCTCTTTGTTTTGTCATTAAAAATAGTTTACAATAACAAATATAGTAATTACAATTTGAAAATCAAGTGTTAGTTTGTAGATTCTGTGATTGCACCAGTAACTGTAATTGTTCCTGAATAAGTAACTGCTTCTTCCATTGCACCACTTATTTCACAAGAAGAAATAAATCCCTCTCCACTGTATATTGTGTCGCCAGTTGCTGCAGTTCCAAATGTAAAATCACACTTTTGTCTTGTAAGTAGTTTGTGTGCGATTTCTTGACCACCATTAGCATCAGTATAATCCATTAGACCATCAAAAGATATTTCTGCTGATCTTAACCCTGCAATTACTTCAGAAAAACCTGCTGAATCTTTTGTAGTGGCAGATGCCATATCGTTTGTGAAAGAGATGCTACACGATGTAGTGTGTCCTATTGTAGCAGGTGAACCTGCATCATCTGCAATTTTTATTAATAAGTTCGTTCCGTTGAATACTGTACTTGCCATAGCTTATAATTTTTATACTACAAATATAATTAATTTTTGATTAATAATTTTCTAATGATATTATTCCAACCAGTTGCAAACCAACCATTGAAATTTCTAATCTTTTGTGCTAAATATTCAAATAATCTCGCCATTTTAATTTTGTTTTTTTAAAAGTTGTATAATTTTAATTATCGTATAAACCAACGTTGCGATTATTAGAAGTGATTGTAACCCTGAATTAATATCTCCTATTGTTATTACTAAAGTAACTATTCCTAATAAAGTTGGTTCAAATCCATTCATTACATTATTCTATTGTAAGTTCAACTACTTTCCAAGTAAGATTATCTTCATCCCACTCGTATATTTTTTCAGATGAAGCATCTTCAGGATATGGTATTGGTGCTTCCCATATAAAATCACTATTTAATGACCAACTTGGATATGGTTGTGGTGCATAAAAAACATTATTATCACTATCCCAAGTATAACCTACTCCTGCAAAATTATATCTAATAGTTCCATTATAAGATGTTTGCACCCAATTTCTATGTCCAAATAAACTCTCACAAAAATCAATACCTTTTGTTTCTGATTCTTGCTCGTTATCTAATAATTCGTTATTGTGTACGACAATTACTTGTGTTACTATATTATTTTCATCTATTTCTGCAAAATGTGCCATATCTATTTATTTATGAGTGTACATAAGTTCCACTTCCTGTATATTTTATTATTGTATGAGTGCCATCTGTTGTTACAGTCGGTGAACCTGTTGTAGTTCCTGAATATTCAGATGTAAGTAATCTTAATATTACAACTCCTGAACCTCCTGTTCCTCCATTGTTATCGAAGTTACCATCACCTCCTGCACCACCACCTGTGTTAGCAGTTCCATTACTTCCTGCAGCATTAGTACCTCCATTACCTCCACCACCTGTTCCTCCAGGTCCAGGATTGTAAAGATGTTGTCCTCCACCACCTCCACCACCTGCATAACTTACAGATGAACCTGTTATTTCTACTGCTAATCCTGCACCACCGTTACCACCACTATTACCACTATGTCCTGAACCTACGGCAGAAGCACCACCTCCACCTGCACCTCCAGTACCTGAATTTGAGTGACTACCACCTGCGAATCCTTGATTTGAAGTACCTGCACCACCATCACCAGAGTTATCTCCTGCTTCACCTCCACCTGAACCACCTGACAAACCAGTATAATCACCTGCACTTCTCGTTCCACCACCACCTCCTGCAGTAGAAGTAATTGTAGTTATTCCACTTTTTGCAATAGATGAATCAACACCTGATGTTCCTTCTGAATTGTAACCTGTTGAACCTGCACCCCCTGAACCTATTGTAATTGTATATGTTCCTGCTGCTAAAGTTATATCGGTTTCAGAAGATGAACCTCCACCTGATGTATCACCATAAGATGTACGAAGCCCACCTGCTCCTCCACCACCACC